GATATTCTTGGCAACCGCGAAGCATGGGGCAAGATCTCGGGAGAGCTGGCCCGCCTGACTGGCGAAGGCTGCGACATGGTGCTGTCGAGCGTGATAGAACGCTTTCAGGAGCAGGGCGGCCCGCTGGGCGCAGCCACCGGCAAGGTTGGGCGTGCGGTGCAGAAAGGGATCAACTTCACCAACGGTCCTTATTTTCTTACGCAGGGGCTGGCCGCAATCACTGACATTACCAAGCGCCTCAACCTTACCTTCATCAACCAGTTCATGATCGAGGATATGGCCAAGCTGGTGCAGACCGGCGATGCCAAGCTGGCTGAACGGCTTGCCAGTTACGGGCTATCGGCTGACGATGCGCGCCGGATCGTGCAGGAAATGCCGGTCGAACGGCAAGGCCAGATGTATCTGCCCAACGTGGGCGAGTGGAGCGATGGGGATCTTGCGACGCGTTACCTGACTGCCGTGACGGGCATGAGCCGCCGCATTGTCCCGACCGCTGGCCCGGCCGATGTGCCGATGATCGCCAAGGGCTTCATTGCTGGCCGCGAGTTTCCGCTGCTGACTATGCCGTTCCAGTTCATGCAGTATGGCTTTGCCGCCATCAACAAGGTGACGCTCTCGGCCCTGCAGGGGCGCGACCAGTCTCCGGTGGCAGGGCTGGCGATAATCATGGGGCTGGCCTGGGTGGCGCAGAACCTCAAGACTGATGACCAGCAATGGCACCGGATGCCGGTCGAGGAGAAGCTGCTGCGCGTGGCCGATGCTTCGGGCGTGCTCGGGCTTTATCAGGATATCCCGAACAAGCTTGAGATCCTCTCGGGTGGCCGCGTCGGGGTGCGCCCGATGCTCGGCATGGAACCGTTCAACAAGGGCGAGAACTACGCCGACTATGCGGACATTGGTGGTCCGGCAGTTGGCAAGATTGCCGACCTCACGCGGGTAATGTCAGGCGACGACATGACCGATCGCGAGATGGCGGGCATCATTCGTCGGTCGATCCCCTTGAACGATGTGCTGTGGTGGCGCGACAGTTTCATCGAAGCGGAGCGCTATGCCTTTGAGGCGGTCGAGGACTAGTCCATTGTGACCTGAGGCGCTTTGCCGTTTGTCCGTTGAAACGGAGAACCGGCGATGGCACTCAAGATCAACGACACTGCGGCGCGCCGGCAATACACGGCAACGGATGGCCAGACTGTGTTTTCTGTGCCGTTCACCTTTTTTGAGGTGGACGAGCTAAAGGTCTACAACGACGGCACGATTTTGACCTATAACCCGACGCCGGGCAATGCCACTGAGTATTCTGTTGCTGGGGCCAACAACGATTTAGGCGGATCAATCACTCTGGGTGCACCGGGGGCTGCGCTGGGTGATGTGATTACCATCCTGCATGACGTGCCGGTTGAGCGTTTGACCGACTTCCCGCTGTCGGGGCCGTTCCAGATCGAAAGCCTCAACATCGAGCTGTCGAAGATCGTGGCGATGATCCGCCAGATGGAGACGACGCTGGGCCGGGTGATCTCGTTGGCGGTCAGCGACGTCAGCGCCGACTTTGTGCTGCCAGACAAGACCGAGCGCGCAAACAAGTGGCTGGCTTTTGATGCCAACGGCGACGTGGTGATGCGCGATGCCAACTCGCTGCCAAGCTATTCGTTCGGGTTCTTCTTCACGCTGAGCCCGGCCAGCAACGAAGTGGTCTGCATCCACGTTGCGCCGGAAGCCTTTGTGATCCCCGCCAACTTTGCCAGCCCCGCGGCGCGCGGCAGTTGCGGCACCAACCCGCTGGCCAGCTATATCTTGAGCGTCACCAGGAACGGCAGCGCGATCGGGACGATAACCATCTCGACCGGGGGCGTTTTCACCTTTGCCACCAGCGGCGGCATTGACCAGGCGTTTGCCGCTGGCGACGTTCTGCGGATCACCGCGCCCGCCGTTGCTGACACCACCATTGCCAATGTTGCCATTACCATTCGGGGGGTTCGCTGATGCCCAACCGTTACTACGCCGGGAACACGCTCGCCGGCTTCTTTCGCTCAAGCACGGCGGTTGTCGATGGTCTGACGACCGCAGGCTGGTTTGACAGCGCCTATGTCGCCAACGCAATCAATGTTCTCGGCGGTTCGTCCACGGCAAACTACATCGAGTCCCCAGTCTTTGCGGCCAGTGGAACGATTTGGTGGGTATTTGAACTTCGCGCTAACTCGCTCTCAGGAAACTCTTGTTATCCGCTCTGGGCTTATAACGGTGCGACCAATGCCTACCGTCTGAGCTACAACAGCAGCGGCTGTATGCTGGAATACTGGAATGGCTCGGCGTGGATTTCCGGTATGCGCGTATCCACAACTGATCCAAGTTCCGCCCGCGTTCGCGTTGCGGTCAAGATTGTCTGCAATTCCGAAATGCGGATCTATGTCGGCGGGGTTGAACTTGCGGCTGCAGCGATCACCGGAATTACGACCGGGCAAACCGCCGTTACCCGCACGCAGCATTGGACGGTCAACTCGACCAGCGGCAACTGCGCTTTTTCCCAGATCATGTGCGCGGACTATGACCTTCGGGACAGCCGCTTCATGGCTGCCGCGCTAACCGGCGACAGCGCCAGCAATACAAACGGCACCGGAGCAGTCACCACGATCAACGAAACGGTGCTGGACGAAAGCACCGGGGTCAGCCTCACCACTACGGCGCACAAGCGCGGGCAGACCCATGCCGCAATCACCGTGCCAGTGGGCTATGTCATTGGCGCGGCGGTGCTGAACGCGCGCGGGCGCGCTGCTGGCACGATCACTGATGGCAAGCTTGGCTTCCGCAGCGGCGGCACCAACTACTCCTCGAGCGGTCGCGGCTACAACAGCGGCTACGAGCCGCGCGGGTATATCATTGAAAACGATCCCAACACTGCTACCCGCTTCACCCAGGCTGGCTTCAATGCCGCTGAGACGTATCTCGAAGCGGTCTGATGCCCGCCTTTCGCGCCATCGCTACTCGCTCCGCTGTAGCCAGCGCAGCAACTATATCGCCGGCTAAACCGGCGGTCGATGGCGCGGGCGGGCTGTTGCTGGCGATTGTCACGACCGGCAGCACGGCCACGCACAACTGCGGCACGGCGGGCTGGACCAAGTATCAGCAGGTCAACACCGCGGCGAGCTTTGCCGGTTCGATTTGGTATGCCGCTGAGGACGCGGCTGCGCCGACCTTTACGTGGACCGGGGCCACGACCTGCTCGGCGCAGGTGGTTTATTATTCGGACCCGCAATCGCCGATGACTATTGGCATTGGCGCGAACACCTTTGACCATTCGGTATCGGGTTCGACGCACAGCACGCTGTCGATCATGTCAACGCAGAACAATGCGTTGGCGGTCTATGTCGATGTGTGCCAGCTCAACGTCTCTGCCACGACGCCGAGCGGCGGGTGGACCGAGCGCTCGGACACTGGCTCGGCCACCGATGGCGCGCGCACGGTGCTGGGCGATCTGCTGCTGCCAACTGTGGTGGGCAGCTTTACTGGCGGGCAGTCGCTGATTGCCGGCGATGCGCCGTGGATCCAGTGGACTATTGAATTGAACGGCACCTCGCCGGTCAATCAGGTCCAGGTCAGCAAGGCCGAGCTGGGAGCCGTTGTCGAACCGGCCGCAGGCTTTGCTGCCAGCCAGGCCGAGCTGGGCGCATGGCTTGATCTGCTGAGGGATACCCCGCGCCGCCAGTTCATTACGATCAACTAACCAGGAATGTTGTGACAATGACTGAACAGCGAACGCTAACTGATGAAGATGTCGCAGCAATCGTGAGCAAGCTCGAGGAGCGGATCGCGCAGAAGTTCTACGTCGATCTCGGCAAGGGGCTGTGGGGCGCAGTCTGGCGCGGGCTCTTTGCCATCGCGCTGATCCTGGCCGCCTACGGCGCAGCTAAGGGGGTGCCGCAATGAGCGCACCTGTTGGCTATGCCTGGCTCGATGAAATCGGCCAGCTCCCGCTCACCATTCAGGTCAGCCTGTCGCTGCTTGGCGTGCAGGAAGTGGTCGGCCGCGGTAGCAACAAGACGATCATTGGCTGGCGCGACGAGCTCAACCGTGCCGGCGTTGAGATCTCTGGCTACTCTGACGACGACATTGCTTGGTGCGGTCTGTTCGCTGCGATCGTTGCCCACCGTTCGGGCAAGACGGTGGTGCGCAATCCGCTATGGGCGCGCAACTGGGCCAAGTTCGGGACACCGGCACCGGCTGCCAGCCTTGGCGATGTGCTGGTGTTTCAGCGCGCCGGAGGCGGCGGGCATGTCGGCTTCTATGTGGCCGAGGATGCCACCGCTTATCATGTGCTGGGCGGCAACCAGAGCAATTCAGTCTGCATCACTCGGATTGCCAAGACGCGACTGCTGGCTGCGCGCCGCCCGTTCTACCGGCAGGCGCCGGAGAGCGTGAAGCCGTGGCCAGTCAAGGCCAACGGCAAGCTATCGAGCAATGAGGCATGAGCCGGGGCTGGCTGCGCCTCTGCGAGCTCATTGGCTTGCTCTTGCTTGGCAGCGGATTGCTCGGGCTAGCTGCTTACATGGTCCATGTCGGCCGGTTGGGTGAAGCCTTCGGCGCGGTGATCACAACGATCCCGCTGGTGATCCAGTCAATCCGCGGCATCGGACAGGCGCAGGCCATGCAGTCAATGGCTGACAATCTGGCGCGCTCGCGCCCGGTTAAAGGAGAAGAAGAATGATCAAGGGGCTGTTGAAGAAGCTCGGCCTGGGCAAAGGCGAGGCGGCGCTGATCGATGCGGTGGTTGAGCGCGCTGCTGATGCGGCAACGGGCGGTGCGGCCGGCAAGGTTGAGGATGCAGTCGAGGCTGTGGTTGGTGAGGTCAAGCGCCGCAAGAAGAAGTGAGGGCGGATTGCTCCGCCCCCTGTGTCAAGATTTGTGTCAACGGCCAAGCAGGGCAAGCAGCTCGTTCTCCGCTTCCTGCTGCAAGTTCATGCGCCAGCGGGCGTGCCAGGCCATCACCATTTCCTTGAACCGATCCTTGTCGGCCTCGGCTTTGGTCTGAAGGTCGGCGGCGTTCGGGCGCTCGGCGGCGGCCTTAGCTTTCTTTGCAGTCATGGCGCTTCTCCTCTGGCGGGCGGGTTCTCGCAGCCGTCTCCAGCGCCATCCTTTTACCGCGCTCCTCTGCGGCGTCAATAATCGCTTGAACGCCGCGAGCCAGATCGTCCATGTTGCTTCGTGGACTTGCGTTAAGCACCAGCCAAACAAGGTCGCGCGCCTCTTGTGTCGGGGTCATCACTTCCCCTCCAGTGCTGCGAGGGCTTGGCGGGCGGCATCACCAGCGCGGCGCATTGCATCCCAAGCGCGGCCAGTGCGAATGTCGCCGCCGCCATAAAGATCATGTGCCTTTCGGTAGGCTTGCTCGGCATCCGCCAGCGCCTTCAGTTCTTCAATCCGCGCCATCCTGGCACCGCGTTCCTCTGCGGCTTTCAGTTCTTTAATCATTGTCGCCTCCGTCACATGGCAATCAGGTTGGCTATAGTTTGGGCATAGGCTAGTTCTGTGCGCGCATGGTGTTGCGCCGCTTTGATCCCATGATGCACTGCCCATACCCTGCGGCCAAGTAGCTTGGCGACTTGGGCATGACTGCGCCGCGCTCCGCTGGCTGGGATCGGCCGCTCAAGCAGCACGACATAAGCGGCCTGCCGTGCCAGTATCAGGTTGCGTGAGCGATCCCGCCCACGCAGCTCGGCCACCGTCACATCGAAAGCGCTGGCTACATGGGCAAGGATCTGGTCGGCAGTCATGCGGCCGGTTCTTCGTCGGCAAAGCGCAGCCATGCCGGCACCCATGCAAGCGCAGCATCAAGCTCCTCTTGCGGGATACCGCTTACAGCCGCCTCAATTTCACCGGCGCACAGTCGGTGGGCCTGGCGACGTAGTTCGCCCTGCGTGACGCCGCGGGTCTTTTCCCACCATGTCGGGGCAACCGGCTCGAGCATGGCGACGATCTGGCTTTTGCGGAACAGTTCCCAGAACTCAGGCGTGGATTGCCACGGCTGCGGTGCGGAGAACGCGGCCAGCCACTTGATGTGTTGGCTCTTGGTGGTGGCGATCTGCGCTTCAGTCATGGTCGCCAACATTTCGGCGGCCAGCTGGTTGCGATCGATGGTCTGCTGGAACAGAGCAAAGCCCTCGCTTGGTTCGGCTTGCATCCAATGCTCGCCCGTCCAATACCGATCTTCGACAGTCGAGAGGCCGCGCGTCTCATGGTTGCGTAGACCCATGAAGCAGGACCGGGCCACCGTAAACAACAGCAGGTCGATCGCGTTGGCCTGGGCATTTATGTCAGCCTTAGTGCGTTCGATCAGCCGCTCCCGCCGCATCACCGCCATCGTGTCGAGCGCCCGCCTTGAGGGGGCGGCGCTCTCCTCGACCGGCGGCTCGTCGCTGTCGGGGGTGTCGCTGGCCTCGACGGGTTCCGGGATCTTCCAGAACTGCACCTGTCCCCGGTCCATCAGGATCCCGATGCGCCCATCTTCGGGCAGCACAATGGGGCGCTTAAGCAGGATGCTGTCGCGCTCATCTTCAAGGGCTTCCGCCTGTTCAATAGTCAGCTCGTCGTCGCCCTCTTGCGGATCCTCAAGCGTGGCCTCGATCTCGGCAACGCGCTCCTCGCTGGCAGCATCAAGCTCGCCGTAGGTCGGGCGGACCTGCAGGTTCCAGCCAATGTAGCCATTGGCATCCTTGGGTGGTTCGGTGAGGAACTCGACTTCCCGGTTGCAGCGCTGGGCAGCAGCGCGCACGATCTCGGCGTTCTTGTCAGCCACCATGTTGGCCAGCAGCTCAACGTCCAGCACGTTGATCGCATCGGAGAACAGATCCTCTTCAATGCGCCCGCCTGCCTCGAGGTAGGCGGCCTTGCCGACATAGGCCAGGTTGTTCCTGACCTGATGGTCGGCCATGCCCAGCGCCTTGTGAATGAAGCGGGCGTTGTTCTTCTCCCAGCTATCGCTGTTGCGCCATGCGACCAGCGCCTGCTGCTGCAAGTCGTGGTTGCTGGTGGCAGCAAACGCCTGAGCCAGATCGTCCTTGATTTGGCCGGTGACGTAGAGCTCGAACACATCAGGGTGCAGGTTGCCAAGCCGCAGGATCTTGGCGGCCCGCTTCTCGGCAAGGCCAAAGCGCTTGGCAAGATCGGCAGCAGTCAGGTCGGGGTTGCCATCCTGCACCAAGCGGAAAGCCCGGTAGATTTCATAGGGCCGCATGTCCTTGCGGATGAAGTTCTCAGCCAGGCTGACTTCTTCAGCGGCGGCAGCGTCGACCAGCTGCACCGGCACGGCATAGTCAGCGGGCAGCTTGCCTTCGTCGACCAGCTGCTCAAGCGCACGCAGGCGCCGGCCACCGGCCACAACCTCAGGCTTCTTGCCATTGACCACGACCAGCGGGTTGAGCAAGCCGTGCTGCTCGATCGAAGCAACGAGGTCGGCAATGGCGGTGGCGTCCTCGACATTGGTGCGCACGTTGCGCGCTGAGAGGACCAGCTTCTTGAGGGGAATGTGTTCCATGTTTCTCTCCGATCAGGCTGCAAGCTGCTGCTGTGCAGGTTGGATGGCATTGAGAAGCTCGACCGCCTTGCTTGCCTGGCTGGCAGCAGTGACGATGCAGCGCTTGTCGTTCTTCAGGTGCTTGAGCCAGCTGGCAATGTAGCTGACATGATCGTCGCGCGTGACCTGCTCGATCCCAAACTCAGCGCACAGGAACGCAGCGCCAAGCTCGGCAACCAGTTCTTCTTTGGCCCGGCCTTCGCCAATGTAGTTGGCAAGCCGGTCAAGCCGGGACTTGTGGCCGGTCCAGTGGGTCGCCTCATGGAACAGCGTGCCGTAGAAATGCTCGGGCGTGTGGAACAGGCTGAAGTCCGGCATGTAAACGGTGTCGAGCGCAGGCTGGTAGTAGGCGTGCGCGCTGTCGGAAGTCTGGACCCGCAGCACATGGCTGCGATCCATCAGCCAGCGGTCGAGCGCTTCAAGGCGTTGGTCTGCTGACAGGGTGGTGATTGGCGGCGCTTCAACAGCTGGTGCGCCATCGACTTGCTCGGCGTTGAACACCTTGCTGCCGCGCGCGAACAGCTTGTTGTCGTCAGGCGTTGGCCCTTCGATCACCTTGTAGAAGATGATCGGGGTGCCGCGCTCACCCTTGCGGACCTGGGCGCCGAGCGCTTGCCACTGGTTGTAGCTGGCCCAGCGATTGCTGCCGTAGCCTGACAGCCACAGCGACAGGATGTTGACGCCATTGTAGCGCTTGCCGGTCGAGGCATTGGTGGGCAGGCCACCCGTCATGCCCTGCCAACAGGGCTTCCACTGACCAGCCTCGTCAACGCTGGCGAGGATCCGGTCGGTCATGGTCTGGTGCAGATCATTCATCGTCGTTGTCCTCCTCGTCAGGGCAGGCGGCTTGCCAGTGATGGTAGCCAAAGCAGCGATCGCAGAACGGCGGTTCTTCCACCGGCTCTGGCGCTTGGTGCCAATCTTCACGCATGAGCTCTCTCCGAAAATGAAAGGGACCTGCCAGTTAGACAGGAGGGGGGAGCCGACAGGCCCCTTCCAAGTTGAACGATGCGGGAATTATGAAGGGAGGTTCAGGCCCCGCACCGTCATTCAAGACTGGGATGTGGGTCGTTAATCCCAGCCAGGAATGGCGTCGTTCAGATCGGTGGCGCTGCCGCCCACGGGCGCAGCTCCACGGCGATCGTCGTCGTCACGCTCAGCGCGCTCGCTCGAAAGGATCTCGAGCTTGGAGTTGAAGCCGAGCGTCAGGTCGAGGCTGTGCTTGGCTTCGCCATCCTTCAAGTAGGCACGGGCCGCGGGTTCGCCTTCGGCAAAGAGCTTGCTGCCCTTGCGCACATAGTCCTTGAGGAACTTGATCTTGTTCTCGTCGAACACGGTCACGTTCACCCAGGTCGTCACCTTCTCGCCCTTGATCTTCTTGTTCGAAGCAAGGCTGAAGCTGCACAGCTGGCGCCCGCTGTCGAGGGTCTTGAACTCGGGGTCTTTGCCGAGGTTGCCGATCACCTGCATGGTAAGCATGGTATGTCTCCTTTGTGTCACTGGTGATGGTGATGCACCCTGCCCCGTAAGCGGGTTTCGGGAGTTAGCTGCCTAGTCGCGCAGTGCGGGCAGGGTGCGGGGGTGCCGTGGTTCTTCACCTGTCACGGCGTCAGGCTGGAGCCCCGGCTTGCACTCCGGGGATGAAGCTCATGCTGGTTCGAGCACCTTGGTCAGCTCGCCCTTCTTGGCGCTGTAGTGCTGGCGCACGGCAGCAACCTGTGCGGCGTGCGTCTTGGCAAGCGCATCGACTGCCGGCCGGTGCTTGGCGAGCGCCAGGTCCAGCTGCTCAAGGTTGGTGGCGGCATCGATCGCAGTGCGGAACTCGTCAAGCTCAGCCACCTTGTCGACCTTGGCCTCGGCGGCAAACTCAGCGCCGACCTGATCGAGATACTTGCTGTCCTCGAACTGGCCCATATGAACGTCGGCGCCGACGCCGACATACTTGAAGGCGTTGTTGACCGCATCGGTGAACGCCTTCTTGAAAGCCTCGTCGTCGTGGAACAGCTGGCCCGAGGAGCGCTTGGTCACAACCTTGTCGCCGCCTACCCCGTAGAAGAACTGGCCGGGCTTGGTGTGCCAGCAGCGGACATGGCAATAGACCATGACCTCACCGTCCTGTCCGTGGACCAGGGTGAACTGCGGTTCTTCCGTGCCCCAGCCTTCACCGACCGGGCCGAAGGTTTCGGTCAGCCGCTTGACGATCCAGATCGGCTTGAGTGCGGTGCCTTTGAACCCGCCCGCCCGGCTGAAACCCTTGGTGTGCTTGGGGTCGGTCTTGCCGAGCGCGTCCCAAAAGCGTGTGTTCTTGTCGCTCACTGTGCTGTCTCCTTGATGCACCACACCTTAGCCATGCGCCCGCTCTGGTTGGGGCGGCGCAGGCCGGTGTCGGTAATGCGCCCGGTTCGGGCGAGTTCGGTAAAGCGTGGCCGGATCGAGAGGATCGACAGGCCCAGCTCATCTGCCACCTCATCTGGTGTTGCTGGCTGACGGGCGATCACCCGAAGGCACGCCGCACGAAGGCGGGGCGTGCGAGGGGCGATTGCCTCGGCCGCCGCTCTCGACGTTTCTTGTTCCTTGAAACCTGGCTGGTTGGGATAGTCGAACAGATCCATGCCTGCCTCCTGCAGTCGGACGTTGCTGATGAAGTGGTGCTACCCGGTCACGAACAGCGTGACCACGGCGCAATAAGCGGCGATGCCAACGATGATGTTGATCCAGGTGAGGTCGATCATGCGCCGAACCTCAGCGCACCGCGCTTGTCCCGCTTGATGGTAATGCCGTGGCCGGTGCACTCGCTGGCATCGGCAGGCATCATTTTCTTCAGGCCATCCTTGGCATCGGCGAACAACGCAGCCGCCGCCATGCAGTCGATGTAGTCCTGCGCGTAGTTGGCCCACTCGTTGTTGCCGGTCATGTCGTAGGGCTTCAGCCCATCGATCGGAGTGGTGGCGCCGACACGCTCGACCGCCTTGAGCGTGGCAGTCGGGATAATCTCGGGCGGCACACGCTGCTCGACGTGCCACCAGAAGCTCTTGATCAGCTCGCGTAGCTCGGCCTGGTATTCAAGGTTGGCGGCAACCTCGCACCATTCCGGCTCGCTGTTGCCAGCGATGATCGAGAACAGCATGTAGTCATGGCCGGTGATGGACAGCACATGCTGCAGCTGCGGCATGTAGTAGACTGCCTTGTCACGCAGCCGTGCGTCACTGCTGGTGTGCTTGGTTTCTACCGGCACACCCTTGCCGACATGCACCCCGTCGAGGTGGGCGAACATGACGGGATAGTCAGGCGCATAGAAGCGCTGCATCGGGCGCTCGATCTGGCAGGCATACTTGCGCTCGAGCCAGTCGAGGTGGAACGTCTCGGTGTAGATGCCCAGCTGCACACGAAACACGCCGGACAAATCTTCCGGCTCGGTCTCGCCTACCTTTTCCATGTAGAGGCGGTGCCAGTCGCCATCCATGATGCGCTTGGTGTCGGATGAACCGATGCCCTCGCTGCGGTTGGCGCGGATAGTCTCAAGGGATGCCATGTTTCTCTCCTGTGGTGTTGATACTACTGCATACATGCAGCATTTCAACTACAAAATAATGCGTCAGCGCAGGGTGAGGATCGCGCGCTCAGCTTGGCGGCGCGCGGTCTGAAGCACGGAGCGGACAGCATCGATCCTCTCCTGTTCTTCCTGCCCTGCTGCAACAAAGTCAGCCGGCAAGGGTAGGCGCGGCCACTTGTGGGTGGTGATCAGCTTGTTGCGTGCTGCCTTGAACACTGGGCCAGGCATCTGTGCCAGCGCCAGGATATAGAGATCAAAGCCGAGATCATCAGGCACAGGCGCTTGGAACAGCGAGGCCATAGCTTCGACAGTCTTGATGATGGTCGCCTTGGTGGCTGGCCTCATCCATGTTTCGATAGCGTTAGCGTCCCGATCAATGTCCGCTATCACTATCTGCAACGAGCCTAAGGTGTGACCGACCGGGCTCTCGCGTTTGTGATACGCCGTGCCGATCCATTGCAGCGTTGATACGCTCAGCATTTGTCGAGCGGACCCGATCCAGCCGAGTGGCAGAGTGGGAGCGCGCTGCAAACTTGGCATCGTTGCGGATCCAGTTGCGCCAGCTGGCGCGCCAGTCTGCTCGACGCTCGGCTTTGCTAATCCAGTGATCACGGAACCTATCGGTTGCATTGGTCAAGTCCTCTCGGGTGAACAGGGGGAAGTTGTCGTGCGCCCACTTCCAGAGATCAGCATCGGGATGCCAGTCCTCGGTTATGCTGCTTAGTTGGGCGCGCGCCCTGTTAGGCTTCTTTGACGTTTCTAATGACGGTTCGGGTGTCATGGTGACACTAGGGGTGGTGTCATGGTGACACTTTGGTGGTGTCATGGTGACACTAGCTAAAGTGTAGCTGTTGCTGCTGGTGCCACGCCGAGTGCGTTCGATCAGGCGCCCGGTCTCAAGCTCGGCCAGCGCACGGATCACGGTCGAGCGGGACAGTCCGGTGCGCTGTTCGATGCGGGCAATGCCAGGCCAGCAGTGACCATGCTCATCGGCATGGTCGGCCAGTGCCAGCAGCACCAGCTTGGCACTCGGGTTTGGAGTGGACTGGTTGAAGGCCCACTCGATGGCAGCAATAGCCATGCCGTTCTCTCCTACGGTATGCGGGTTGCCCACTTGTCCACCTCACCAGCTGGGATCTCGATGATCTTGATGCCGTGCATGGCCTCGACCATCTTCCGCTTGAGCTTGTAGATGGGCATGACCATGCCCTTCACATCTTCAACCACGCTGCGCTGCTCCCGGCCGAGCTCGTCGAGCACACGGTATTCAAAGTCAGCGATGTAGTTGAACATGTGCTGGTTGTTCAGCGCCACACGGAAGGGGATCTGGCAGCGCAGCGTGTCGATCAGGCCGGCAGCCTCGAGTTCACGCAGCTGCTTGTAGCGCTTGAGTTCTGCCTGGCTGGCAAACCAGAACCCATCGTAGTGCTCGCCCTTGGCGTTATACTTCCCCTTCTTGGGGCCGGGTTTCTTTTTGCGGACGGTGATCCCGACACGTCCAGCTGCGGCCGAAGTCTTGCGACCAGCACGGGAAGGTGTCGCATCCGGGCTGGGTGCAGCGTCGGTTGACGGGTCGAGCGGCGGGCTTTCCAAATCTATTGCTCCTCATATACTGACAGCTGCACGCCGAGCGCCTTGCACCAGCACATGAGGAAGAACGCACCGGGCAGACGCGCCGCGGTTTCCCACTTGGCGACCATCCCATCTGACACACCAAGCCGATCGTCGAGCGCCTCTTGGCTCAGCCCTCGGGCTTTGCGCAGGCGGACCAGCTGCTCGATCAGCGTGCGGTAGTGCTCACGTTCTTCATTGGACAACTGCCGGCTGACCATTGCTGGTCGTTGTCCTGCCTCCTGCATCATGCTCGGCCCCGCCTTTCTTGATGATCCTCCGCAGGAACGAGGCCACCTTGGTCGCCGTTTCGTAGCGCAGCTCGGCGCCGTTGATCGTGCGGTAGTAGGTGGAGCTAGGCACCCCGGCCTTGATGAAGGCGTGCAGCAGGGAGACGCGCGCCTGGACAGCCATCGCCTCAAGCTGGGCGAGGTAGGAAACAAGGCGGATCGGAGTGTCGTTCATGCTCATATGCTTTCGAGTAATGCACGAATGCAGTTAGATCAAGTGAGTATGCAGGCAGAACAACACTCCGCAGCAACCGCCAGTTAGGTATCATTCTCCGGCTTGTCGGCGACAGCCTGGTTGTATTCAAGCTCGGTCATATCGACCAGCTTAACCGTAATCAGCTCAGTAAGCGTGGCTACGGTTCTTTTGTCGTTCTCCAGTGCGTGCACTGAAAAGTGGAAGTCGCCGTTATAAACGGTGGTGTAACTCGGCTCGCTCATCAGCCACTGCGCAAGGGCAAAGTTTTCTGGCGTCGGGTCGAGCAGCATGTATTTGTAACCAACATGCACGCGAAGCACTTGCTTGGTCTTGGTCTGGATCTTAAACATGAGGGTATTCTCCTTAGGCAAAGCGTGTGAGTTGCTGCGCCTTTGCACTGATCACGCTAAGCTCAGTGCATAGGGAATGTGCGAGGTCTGCGGTGCGTCCACGCAAACCAACACTGCATAGATGCAGCACTAAAGTCTGCGCTTCAGCTTGGCAAGCGTTGATCGCATCGCACATGTTGATCATTTCGTTGGCGAGCTCGAGCTGCTGATGCTCGACAAGACTAGCCGGCGGCCACACCTCAGCGGTGTGGACCAGGGTCAGGTGTCCCATCTATCTCTCCCAAAAAGAGCGGCAGTTTTTAGGGATCTCTGCCAACCCAGATTTTGTGGTGCTTACCTATCCCCTGCCGCCAGCTACCTCGGACTAAATGGGGGTGTGCGCTGGTATCTCGAGACAATCCCACGCGGATCGATTAGATCCTGGTGTTTGAGTAGATTGCCCCGCCTCATTCACGGCTTTTGATGGACAGCTCAACGCGCACCCGTTCGAGGATTATATGCGCGGCCTGTCTGATCTAATTCATTTTGTTCTCCTCTTATTGGTTCAACGTGGAGTGCTGAGCATCGCCACGCTGAGGACGACGAGCACGCCAAGTGCGGCGCCCGAAGCGAGGACGGTGATCAGCGCAATCACTGCGTCCCATTTCTGTTGGCGCTTGAGTTTGCGCATGGCCTCACGCCGGGCCATGATTTCGTTGAAGTGGTGGCGATGATGCTCGATCATTTCGTTGCCTCTCATTTCATTTCGTTGGAGCGCAGCTGTCCCTCTGTCCGCAATGGACTAGGCCCAGCGCACCTTGGCCGGCAGTGAGCCGGGCCTGTGTCCAAGGTTGGACCAAGCAAAAAAGGGGGAAGGGGGCCTGGCCGCTAGGCCAAGCCCCCGACAGGTCAGGCGTTACAGCCGCGACATGCGATCAGCGTGGGCGTTCGACGCCTTCGGCTCGGCCGTGCTCAGCGCCCGCCGCTTGGCGCGCGCCGCCGCCTCGCGCATCGCCTTCGTCTCATACTCGGCGCCCAGCGCATCGAAGTGGGCGTCCTGCGCAGCGGTGTATGCCCGCACCAGCAGCGCCCGCTGATACTCGTAGTTCTCCTTCCAGCCCTGGGCCACTTCGACTTCGCGCTGGGTGGCTGCGCCCTCGGCTTCGGCGTTACGCTTGGCGCGCAGCTGCGCTGACGCACTCGCTACCTTCTCGGCATTGAACTCGAGCATCGTCTCGAGACGCTGGCAGATAGTGCTGGTCAGGAAGGACTGCAGCGACCGCAGCGAATTGACCATCTCGATCTCGCCGGTGTCCTCGACGCCTCGCGGCAGATCGACGTTGATCGGATAGAGCTTGCCGTTGTCGCCACGGCGGCGGAGTTCCATCTCGACAAACACTGACGAGAGGCTGTCGATCGCCGCGTGGATCCCGGCAGTGATGCTCTCCTTGGTAGGAGCGGCGGTCAATTCGCGGTGGCCTTCAGCGGCACGCACTTCGGAGTTGATGACGTGCTCACCTGCCAGCTCACGGCCAGCTTCAGCAACGGCGACGGTCTTGTTCGAGGTCTTGGTCATAATCTCTACTCTCATTTCTCTATGGGGATGGTGGTGCGAGGCGTCCGTTGCCTCGCCAGCCGGGGCGACGACGCCTTGCAGCGCCGTCCCCCTCGTCTCTCTCATTGCTTTCCGCCCTGGATCTCCAAGTCGCTGCCGCACATCGGGCAGCACAGCTTCGCACCTTCCTCGATGCCTTCGACGATGAAGTCCTCGTCCTGCGCCTGGTCGAAGAAGTAATCCTCGACCTCGGCCCAGCTGGTGCGAAGCACGCCGCCGAGGACGGCAAACTCTTGTTCGATCTCGATGGTCTGAATGGTCATGATATCTACTCCTGTCAGTCGCCATCACCGTGATAGCGACCCACAGTTCAGATCACGGCCGCACGTCCGGTGCTGAAGGGGGTTCACTCGGCCAGGGGCCGACGATTGTGCCGCCTGCAAAGACAGGGAAATCCGCTGTCGGACTGCATTGCAGGGGGCACAATCGCCCCTTCACTCCGGAACGGACGTGGTATCCTTCGCCGTCGCGCGCGCGGTGCCCCCTCGCTGGCGCGAGGACGGGCCGGGAAGCCGGGTTCCCTGCTCCGCAGGGGTGGGCTTCTCTCGGCCCGGAAACCTAGTGCTTGGGCAAGGCCAACAGCCGAATGCGACCAGCATTCAGGGCTGTGGTAACAATGCCGGCCGAAGGCCGTCATCGACTTGCCCGCACAGGTTTCCCCGCAGCACGCACAGCGAGGGTCAGCTATAGTCTGGCTCGCCAGACACCCTCGGCGCGAACAGCCCGGAGGGCCGCGCCCCGAGCGCGCGTCAGTTTAGGCCTACCAATCAAGGGCTAAGGACTAGTCCATTGACGCCCTTCCAAGGGCAAGGCTTCCTCGCGCGCGCGCTCTCCTAACTCCACCGCTCTCCAAGGTATCCCATGCTCCCGATCCCCGTAGCCAGCTCCGATAGCACCAAGGAGCTAACCCCCATGCAAGCCGCCTTCGTCGATGCGTTTGTCAGTAACGGTGGACACAAGACAGAAGCCGCTATCGAAGCCGGCTACTCCAAGGACACCGCTCGGTCACAAGCGTATGAACTGCTTGCCAAACCACATGTCATCCAGGCCATCATGGCTCGAACCATGAACGAGCTTGTCATGCAGTCACCTGTAGCAGTTCAACGCTTGCATGACCTTCTCTCAGCCAAATCCGAGTATGTTCGCCTTCAAGCAGCACAAGATGTTCTCAACCGTGTTGGACTGAAGGCACCAGACCGTGTGGACCACAGAGTTCATGGCGATGTGACGGTGAACATCGATCTGAGCTGAGGGGGGAGGGGGTTGAAAACAGGGAGTGTGGGATTGCGAGGGGCCCACCACACGCAATTTTTCTCCCCAAGGTCCGCACCCCTTCTGATATTTTTTGGTGTGAGAAAGGTTCGAAGATGGGTTTGTCGTCGATGATGAAGTGGGAGGATCGGCAGCGGCTTCGAGCGATTGTGCGCCGGGTGCATCTTCGGTTTCTGCCTGAGAGCCTGCTCACGGATTATGAGTGCGACAAGCTGATTGACAGTTTCTCGGAGGA